ACTGCGTCCCCTTGATTGATTTGTTTACACTTTCCAGTGCTTTGGAGAGCTTTGTGGTATCGCCGCCGATCTCAACGGTGATGCCCTGGATTCTGGATGCCATTTGCGTAACCACCTCCTCGCAGGCATGAAAAAAGCCCATCTGCACGAAGCAGACAGGCTAAAGGAAAAAATGCTATTAGCTGTGTATCAAAGTCATCCTTTCAGCATACAATATATTTATCAGTAAATTTATCGACTAACCGGTTGATATTTTTGCAAACGTGTGCTATAATGCAATCAAAGAAAGGAGTTGACGATTATGGCTTCTGTTATGAGTGCTATTACCAACACTGTTCCAATCACCCAATTCAACCGTGGTCTTGCCGGAAAAATATTTGAAGATGTCAAGCAGTGCGGTGCCAAGGTTGTTATGAAAAACAATGCTGCCGAATGCGTTCTCATCTCCCCGGACGAATATGTCCGTTTAATGGATGAATTAAATGATGCTCGTCTGCTGGCTGTTGCTTCTGAACGTATGGCACACTTTGATCCCACCTCTTTGATTTCTGAGGAAGAAATGAACCGCCGTCTCGGTGTTACAGAAGACGATCTCGCCGGTTTTGACGAGGTAGAAATCGAATGAGCTGGAAAGTTGAATACCTCCCTGAAGCAGAAAAAGACCTCAAAGGTTTAGATGGTAGCCAGCGCAATCTTGTTCTGAAAGCCATCAAAAAAGTTCAGCAAAATCCACTGCCTGTTGATGAACAGGGCTACGGCAAACCGCTCGGCAATCACAACAGCACTAACCTTGCAGGACTTCTGAAAATCAAACTCCGCTCTGCGGGTCTGCGCATTGTCTATCAGCTTCGACGTACTGAGACATCTATGATGATTATTGTCATTGGAGTCCGTGCTGATGAAGAAGTGTACGAACTTGCCCAGAAGAGAGTTCTGAAGCACGAAAAGTCCGATTGACTTTTTCTGCCTAATCGACTATACTTTGATGATGATCAGGTTTCGGTAACCTTGCGAGGTCCGAGACCGGGAAGATGACCTTCGGGCCACCTTCTTTCTCCCCCAGTTGTGCACGGCTGGGGGATTTTTTATACCCATTGCCAGACGATTGTGCTTATTTCATTCACAATATAAGCACGTTCGTCTGTTTTTTCGCCTTAGAACCGGTCAAAGTCCTCCTGCGATGCCAGTTCCTTATACGGATACTCGTCGTTCTGCCGCTCCGTAAACATATCATTGACCAACCCGATGGTCAGCAGGTCGAGGTCGGCGATGCTGATACCGAGCTGTACACAGCGCAGCAGAAAGAGCGGGGTGGTCATTTCCCGCTCACTTTTTCGAGGTTTTTTCTGGATTCCACCTCCGTCTGCACGTTCAGACCCCACAGTTCGATCAGCTGGGGCAGGATCTGGTAGATGGAGAAGGTGTTGAACTGGTCCAGAAACTCCTCCGGGCTGTCCGGCACCTTTGCCGGGTCCGCATGACGAGCCATCAGCCATGCCAGGTCCTCGAACATCTCCAGACTGAACAGGTCGAGGTTGGAATTGTCCTCATCGTTCTCCCCCACGCTCTTTTCCAGCTGGCGCAGGTCTTTATAAATGTCACGGCCAAACTTGATGCGGTACAGGCGCGGCACGGCGGCACTTGCCTTAAAAGTGACTTCCTTGCCATCGATCTCGATTTTCTTCGTAACTGCCATAATCGTAATCCTCCAAAATTTCATGTAAAATTGGCAGAGCCGAAGCCCTGCCGTATATCGTGTTTCTTACTCTGCCGGGTCAATGCTCACCAGTGCATTACCGCCGCTCACAGTAGGCAGCTTACCATCCCACTTCTGGATCTTCTGGTACTCGATCAGCGTATCGGACAGGCTTTCTGCCAGTTTGCGGTTTGCCTCTGCCTGTGCTTCTGCGGCAATGGAAGTCTTCTGGGCTTCCGCCTCTGCATTGGTGATTGCCACCTGCTTATCCGCTTCTGCCTTGGCAATGGCGGCTTCATTCTCGATCTTCTGCTTATCTGCATTCTGCTGTGCAATGGACTTCTGCTGGATGGCTTCGTTATAAGCATCCTCGAAATTCATGTCGTTGATGACGACCTTGTTCACAAACACAACGTCCTCACCATATTTCTGCACAAGGGATTCTGCCAGCTTCTGTTGTGCCAGAGGCTCAATCTTGGTGCGGTTTGTCACCTCATTGGGGCCAAGTTCAGCCATCGCAGACTTAATGGCCGATGCCACCAGCTCGTCACCGACCAGATTCTTGATGTCGGACACATTCGCATACAGCCATGCACTCTTCTCAGGAAGCACCTGATAGGTCACGATGACATCAGCGGCATACACAGGTGTTTTATCGGCGGCTTCGCCCCATACCTGCGCCTCGATGTGCTTATCCTGCTGCTTGTTGTTGACCTTGTGGATGCTCTGCACAAAGGGAATGCAGAAGTTGAGCTTGCCACTCTGGATAGTGGTCTCCTGGATCTGACCGAAGCTGGTCTTCACGCCCGTGTAACCGGTGGGGATGATGTGGAACGAGCAGACAGCCAGCACCAGAACGATGATCACTGCGAACAAAGGAAAAATCTTCTTCATAATCGTATACCTCTTTATAATAATGTAAGCAGAGCCGAAGCCCTGCAGTGTGTGTCGGTCACTTAGCCCTGCGGCTCCTCGGTGTGACTGGTGTCTTCGGTGTCCACAGCTTCTGCCTGCGGCTCGTAGACCGCATCGTACCATTTGTTATAGACATCATCGGTGGTGTTGGTGCCGGTCTTTGCCTTGACATAACCGTTTGCCAGAGGGGTTGCCTGCAGGTTCAGGGTGTCCGTCTTGACTTCCTTGCTGTCCTCATTGGTCTCACCCTCGATGGACGGACGGCTTGCCACACAGTTGTACAGCACATGACGGATGTGACGCTGGTCGCCATCGAACTCGAACAGGAATGCGAAATGCTCCAGTTCCACATTGGCGTTCTCAGCAAGCACACCGTTGCCATCCAGCTCCTCGTGCATGATGTCCGTGAGGAAGCTCTCCGGGATCAATGCGATTTCCAGATCCCCCTCGTAGCCGGAGTTGTTATTCACGACATAGTAGGCGATATTGTCCGCATAAAACGGCTCGATCTCGCCATTGGCATCCATCGAAAGACTGACTGCACCGGGGATGCGGACCGGCTTCGCATAGGTGACACTGCCATCTTCGTCAAAGGTCGCCTTTGCATAATGGCAGTTTTTCAGGCCAAATTTGACCTTATTGCTTTTCTTCGACATAGTGTTCCTCCCATAAAAATATCCTGCATGAGCATCACACAGTCAGCTCATACAGGACTTCATACATTTTTTCGGTTTCGATCCAGACCTCGCTTTTCTCATAGTAGAGTTCGTGTGCGGTCAGGACTTCTTCAATAGTTGCTTCCATATCCGGGTCTTTGTAATCGGTGTACACCTCGATGTCCAGCCGGTTGAAATGGTGGTACACAAGGTTATCTGCGCCGAAATTCTCGGCTTTCGGATACAGGAAGCAGATAAACGGTGGATCAGGACTCTCCCCTTCTGCGAAATGGTCATACGCATAAGGAAGCCCCATTTCCTCCACCAGAGCTTTTACTTCTTCGTGGGTCATTGGTTTCTCCTCACTTCAGTGCCTTTTCGATAAGGGACTGGAGCTGCTCGATACCGGCCTGTTCTGCCGGAGCAATATGGGGTCTTCCTGCCACACGACCGCCGCCGCGCTTGGCATGACCCTTTTCCAGCAGATGTGCCAGCTGGTAGCGGTTCTTGGAATGCACCACCATCTGAAGGCTCTGGCTGGATTCCGACTGTTTGGTCGCTACCCAGCTTTCCTTGTACCGCCCGGTTCTGGACGGTGCGCCGGACTGAATCTGCTCCTTGACGGTCTTGGCAGATTTACGGACAGCTTTCTTGACCTCGGTGGAGGCAAGGGTCGCATACTCTTTCAAGCCCTCATTGATGGCATCTGCCATTTCATCGATGTTGACAGTTCTGCTCATCCGGCTGCCTCCTTTCCAAACGGCAATGAATCTTCAGCGTTTTCTTCTGGAAATTCATCGGGTCAACGGATTCGATATTGTAGAGCTGCTCCCGGAAACGGATGCGGTAGCCAGTGGAAGTCAGGCCTCTCGTCTCACTGCACCAGCGGACCGTGAACACCACACTCTTCTGCTCGGCTATGACCTCACCCTCTTCTTCCTGCGCCTGATAGGTCGAAGCGTAGGCAAAGCAGGTGAAATATTTCTCCCATGTGTTCCGATGGTTTCCGACCTTATCGGTCACAACCGTGCTTTTCTCGATCATGATCCGCTCATTCAGCTTCTCGATCATCAGAACACCCCCTCCCTCACAGCAAACAGAATGGAACGAAGCGTCAGCATCAGCTGGTGATGGTCGGCTTCGTCCCGGTGCTCATAGAGATACCCCAGTGCATACAGAATCGCCACACGGCAGGTGCTGCGCAGGGCTTCCAGTTCCCTTGTAGGCTGTACTCCGTTCTCGGCATCCCAATCAGCGGCATTGACTGCCTCCCACTGGTCTTCCGATAAACGGCCCACATCCTTGCACATCTGCTCCGCAGAAGATAAAAGGATGCCGATCAGGGCATCCTCATCACTGCTGTCCACGCGGAGATAGGTCTTCGCTTCGTAAAGCGGAATCAGTGCCATAACCGGCTCCTCCTTTCCTGGCTTTCTTAGCCCTGCGGTGCCATCTGCAGAAGCTGTACGGCTTCAGGCAGGATCAGCTTGCCATCCACACGCTGGGTGGTCAGGAAGCCGACCTGATCAGTACGGGCATACAGCTCGTTCAGACGGCGGAAGGTGCGGTTCTGGCGGTCAGCCACCCAGTAGTAGCTGTAATCGCCAAAGGCCATGACCTTGCTGCCACCCTTGATCTCCGGCATGAAGGCGGAAGTCTTCAGCGGACGGTTCAGCAGGGTATCAGGCTTGCCGATCTCCAGACCAGGCTTCCAGATATAGTTGCCGTTGTTGTCCTTGATGGTCATCAGCTGCAGCACCAGGGCTTCGTTGCAGAGGAACTGTGCCTTCTTGCGGTACGGAGCCTTCAGTGCGTAGTAGAGCTTAAAGATCTCATCGAAGGTAACGGCATCCTTCTGGGCAGCGGTCACACCGACCTTGGCACCGCCAGTCTCAGCCAGCAGACCCAGAGGCTTGCCCACACCGTCACCGGTGATAAAGGCGCGCTCCTCTGCGTTGCCCATACGCACACCGAAACGGCGGGCGATATAGGTGGCAAGGTCGAATGCGGAGTCGTTCAGCAGCTCATTGGAGATCTTGATCATAGTGCCCAGCTTGTACGCAGACAGCATGGTCTGACCGAAGGTGGTATCGCTCTCCGGGATCTCCTCGCCCTCATCGATCCAGCTTGCCTCACCGGTATCCTCCGCGATAGGAATCTTGCGGGTGCCGGAGCTGGTGCGGATGACCGTTGCCATGCCACGGAAGATGTTATTCTCTTCCAGTGCCTCCACCAGCTTCTTCTCAAACTCATCGGGAACGGTAAAGCCGCCCTCAGTGTCCTCACCCACAGACAGGGCATTGCGGACTTCGCCGTAATGGCCACGGTTGCGGATCATGTTCCAGAAGTTCTCGGCATACTCGGCAGTGGCAGTCGGCTTGACATCCTTCTTGGCACCGCTCTTCGGGTCAGCGTGGACAGGGCTGGAAGTCGGTGCGGACAGCTGTGCCTCGATCTGTGCCTGCTGCTCCAGACGCTCAATCTCTGCACCCAGGTCCTTGACCTCCTGTGCCATCTTGTTGTACTGCTCCACGGCCTCAGCCTTTACCAGACCGTTCTCGCCGCGGTTCTTCTCCAGAAAGTCCTTGGTCTGCTCCCAGAGAGTGTTGCGCTTGGTGCGCAGTTCCAAAATCTTACTCATAGTGTTTGTCCTCCATAGATTGATTTGTGGTGATATAAAAAACAGCCTGAATGCACATCACTTCATGCACTCAAGCTGTTTCATCAGGATATTGTAGGGGATGCTGCCATCCTCGGTCTTGCCGTCCAGATCAAGGACAGGGCCGGAATTGGCAGGTGGTTCGGCCGGAGATGTCGGCTCTGCGGACGGTTTCGGGTCAGCAGGCGGCTCCTTCGGCTCAGTGTGCTTCTGACCTACGTCTTCCGGCTTCACCCCCAGACGGTTCAGGACGATTAGATCCATCTGACGGCTGGAGAAAAGGTGCCCTGTCGTATCCTTCTGGAACGGCTTCTTTTCTTCGCCCTCGCCCGGTTCACTGTCAGGGTCTTCTTCCGGATTCTCCGGGTCTGCCGGGTCACTGTCCGGCTCCTCCTCTTTCTTTGCAAAGAGGATCTCGTCTGCGAAGCCCAGCTCCACAGCCTTCTTCGCATTCATCCAGGTCTCATTGCTCATGAGGTTGGCAATACGGGCGTGGCTGAGTCCGCTCTTTGCAGCATAGGCATTGATGATGCTCTCCTTGACTTCGGTCAGCACCTCAATGGCTTTCTCCATGTCCTTGGTGTTGCCCATCGCAACCGTGCTGGGGTCATGGATCATCAGCATGGCAACAGGACTCATCTGAACAGTATCACCGGCCATTGCCACAACAGATGCAGCAGATGCCGCAATTGCATCGATCTTGACCGTGATGCTGCCCTTGTAGTCCTTAAGCATGGTATAGATCTCGGCAGCGGCGAACACATTTCCGCCCGGACTGTTGATCCAGACGGTCACATCCCCCTCGCCGGATTCCAGCTCATCCCGAAACATCTGCGGCGTGATCTCATCACCCCAGAATGATTCCTCATCGATGGGACCTTCCAGCCGGAGGATTCTGGTGTCGTCACTGTTTTTGATCCAGTTCCAGAATTTCTTCATCGGGTTCTCCTTCCATTTTTCCGTGGCTTACTCTCACTCAACCGGTTATCGCTGTCAGGTTCTTCTTCCGGGTCAGGCTGTGTCTGTTTGGGCTGATTCTGCTGGACTGCCGCAGCTTTATTCTGCTGTGCCACCCCTGCATCTTTCAGCTTCACATAGCCGCCGTTCAGGTAGTAGTCGTCACCGCCCTCCTCTGCCGGGATGAGGTCCATGTTCTCCAGACGATGCACATCATTCGGAGAGAGGAAGCCGTTACTGATTCCTGTCGCATAGCCGTTCATCCGGCTCTGGTAATCGCCACGGAGCAGACCATCCACATTGAATTTCGGGAAGTAGGTATCCTGCTCCTCCTCCAGCAGCAGATCCTTGATGATGCCCTGCTCGATGCGGACAAGCCACGGGGTCAGGGAGTGCATCACGAAATTCAGCGACTGGTATTCAATGTTGGAGAAGGTCGCCCTGGACAAATCGGCTACCAGATGCGGAGGCACACGGAAGATACGGCAGATCTCCGTCACGGAAAACTGCTTCGTTTCCAAAAACTGGCTGTCCTCCGGCGGCAGGGAAATTGGTTTGTAGGCCATGCCCTCTTCCAGCACGGCCACACGATGGGCATTGGAAGCACCACCGTAAGCCGCTTCCCAGCTATCCCGGATACGGTTCGGGTCTTTTACAACGCCGGGATGCTCCAGCACACCGCTGGGCTGTGCGCCGTTCTTGAAGAAGGAGGAACCGTATTTATCTACCGCAATGGAAGTGCCGAGGCTGTTCTTCATCATAGCGATTGGCGAGAAACCGATCAGGCCATTAAACCCAAGCCCCGGCACATGAAAGATCTCGTCCCGGCGGAAGTAGAGGTCCTTGTTCTGTTCTCCCGGAACTTCATCCGTGTATGCGTGGTAGATATAGTAGAGCTCGCCACTCTCATCCCGGTCCACTTCGACATTTTCCGGCATCAGCGGATACAGACCCAGCACCGTATTCTTGCCATCCCGGACGATCTGCGCGTAAGCGTTGCCCCAGAGAAGCAGGTGGGTCATCAGCGTTTCCCAGAAGACAAAGGATGTCATCTCCGGGTTGGGCTGGCGATACAGGATCTTGTACAGCGGATGATCCCGTGCCTTTTCCTTGTTTCCATTATCGTCTGTCACCCGGTAGAGATGCAGCGGCAGTGCCGCAATGGACTCTGCCAGCAGACGAACACAGGCATACACGGTCGGGATCTGCATGGCGGCTTTCTCATCCACCTGCTCCCCGGCATTGGAACGGCCAAACACAAAGGTCTGCCCGGAATCGCGGACATTATCCGTGACCTGAGGCAGACCTTCTTTTGGCTGTTCTGTTTTGGGAGAATCCCTTGGGTTCTCAAACCCCATCCATTCCCAGAATCCCATTAAGCCTTATCCTCCTTCTCCAGTTCCGGCAGACCGGCAAGGCTGGTACCGAGGGACGCAACACCTGCCACGATCACTGCACTGCCGACTGCCATCCAGTCCACCGTGCCGCCGGGCATCTGTGTAACGACCAGGGCCGCGCCGGTCTGGAACATCGTCTTTGCAGCACGAATGCCGGCTGCCTTCCACCATTCTGCACTCATCAGATACTTCATTGTGTTTTCCTCCAAATCTTCATATCAAAAAACGATCATGTCACGTTCGTCGTAGACGCTTCCCTGCTGCTGACCTTCATTTCGGATGCAGCGGTCCAGTGCCATGATCGCAGCGACGATACCATCGATCTTCTCCGGCGACTTCGCCTTGGTCGGCTTGATGTTGCCAGCCGGGTCGGTATCCACGACCACATTCCCCGCCATCCATGCCATAACCGGATTGCCGCCGTGGATGATCCTGCCTTCCATCAGGAGCTTGTAGAACTCCTTGGTAGGCGGGCTCATATCTTTAAAGCCCTGACCGAAAGGAACGACTGTGAATCCCATCCCCTCAAGATTCTGGGTCATCTGCACGGCTCCCCATCGGTCAAAGGCAATCTCTAAAATATGGTAGGTCTTGCCTAGTTCCTCGATGACCTTTTCAATAAATCCGTAGTGGATGACATTGCCTTCTGTTGCCATCAGGTAGCCCTGCTGATACCAGACATCATACGGAACGGATGCCCTGCGCACCCGCTGGGGGATCGTATCCTCCGGTATCCAGAAAAACGGAAGCATGATGTACTTCTCCTCTGGAACTCTGGGCGGGAACATCAGCACAAAAGCCGTGATATCTCCGGTGCTGGACAAGTCCAGTCCTCCATAACAGTCACGGCCTTTGAGGGCTTCCATATCGATTGGCTGATTGCCGAGGTTGTAGATGTGTTCCGGTATAAACCGGGTCAACGAGGACACCCACATATTCAGACGGAGCTGCTTGAACACGTTCTCCTCTGCCGGATTATCCAGTGCTTCCTGGTATGCATCCCGGACACGCTGGATCTGAATGGTCTGCCCCAATGAGGGATTTGCTTTATACCAGTTGACTTCATCGTGCCAGTCATCTTCATCTGTCAGTCCATAGACCACGGGGTAAAAGGTGTGGTCGATCTTACGGCCAGCCAGCAGGTCAAGGGCTTTCATGTGGAGCTCGTAGCAGATGCTCTCCTTGTCCGTGCCAGCCGTGGTGATCAGGAAGAACAACGGCTGTTCACGGGCATCACCGGAACCTTTGGTAAGGACATCGTAGAGTTTTCGGTTTGGCTGGGCATGAACCTCATCCAGCACCAGACCTGACACGTTCAGACCGTGCTTCGTACCAACTTCGGCAGACAGAACCTGATAAAATCCTGCGTTCCCGTAGTTCACGATGCGCTTGGTGGCTGCCATGATCTTGCACCGTTTCAAAAGTGCCGGGGTCATCTGCACCATCTGGTGGGCAACATCAAAAACAATGGATGCCTGCTGGCGGTCAGCCGCCGCACCATAGACTTCGGCAGATGGCTCATTATCGGCAAAAAGCAGATACAAGGCCACCGCAGCGGCAAGCTCGGATTTTCCGTTTTTCTTGCCGATTTCGACATAAGCCGTGCGAAACTGACGGTTCCCTTTTTCGTCCACGATGCCGAACACATCCCGGATGATCTGCTCCTGCCACGGAAGCAGCCAGAACCGCTTTCCTGCCCACTTACCTTTGGTGTGTCGGAGGTTCTCAATAAAGGTTACTGCCCGGTCTGCTTTTGCGGCATCGTAATGGCAGGTCGGAAGCATGAACCGGCTGGGTTTGTAGTCCTTCAGTTTCGGATAGTTTTGGGGTCTGCACTCTGCCATCAGCTTCCACCTCCTCCCAGCAGATTCTCCATCTCATCAGCTGCATCCGCAGGACCGCCGTCCGAAGCAATGATCCGGCTTCGGGAGGACGGGGTCAGACCGAACTGCTCTGCAAACTTGTTCATGATCTTCAGATAGGTCTGGGCGATGGACACCTGCGGCACCTGCTGCCAGTACCCGGACGGGGTCTTGACGATAGTGCCGTGCTGGGTGATGAACTCCTCTGCCTCCTTCCATCGGGCATACGCCTGACAGTAACCGGCAAAGGCCGCCATGTCCACTTCGGTCAGGATGCCGATGGCTTCCATCTGTTTGGCAAGTCTACGCCACTCTTTCTTTGCTTCCGGCTCCAGCCACTTCGGACAGGCCGGTGCTTTCTTATTGGGCTTCGGTTCGCTGGTGTTCAGCGGATGCTTGCCCGGATTACCTTCCAGTTCCTTCATGGCGGTCGGCTTTGGTTTTCTGCCTCTGGTAGCCATTGGCATCTCCTCCTTTCTGCAAAAATGGGTAAAGAAAAAGGACCTCCAAAGAAGTCCTCGAAATATCATTTTCCTAAACAGGAAACTTTTCTGTATAACTAACAAATAGTTTCCCATTTCGGCAACTTTATATAAAACACATCGGATACGAGGCACAGCCCCTTTTCGGGGCGTGTACCTTTTGGGTGCTGTTAGGCGTTGGGGTTGGCTTCCTTCCAAGCCTCGTATTCATCGACCAGCTCCGCTTCCTCGATGACCTGCCAGACGCTGCAGAAGCGGCTTCTCTGCTGCTCGATCTCCGCTTCCGTCCAGTCTTCCGGCTTGCGGCTCATGTCGTGGTAGGCGTCCATCTCCGCTTTCGTCCGGAAGAAAAGGATCTGCTTCAGCTTCAGCGTTTCCTCATTGTTACGCAGGCTGTACCGCCTGTCTTCTGCCGCCCTGCAAAGGCTTCCGAGGTCGCTGCAGCTGAGGGTCATGTCCTGCTTGAAGGCGATCTCGATGCCAATTAGCTTCTTCTCGGTGTCGGCTCCCTGAATGTTCTTAAGGTAGGTTTTTGCTTTGTTCGTCATGGTCTGTATCCTCCGTGTGTTTTGTTTTCCGTAGGGCTTTCCCCTTCGTTGTGACTGTATATTACCGTCACTGCCCGGACATAGCAAGCGGCTATGCTGCACAATCATACACACCTCTTTTTGTCGGATTTATGTGTATTTCCACACTGGAAGAATCCACCACTACGAGCAAAAGCCCCCGAAGGAGCTCTGCCCTTTTTCAGTGTGCGTTCCTGATGCACCACTCGATTGCGTGACCGGCATCCGTGTAGGTCTCATCGGAAATCTTCAGAAGTTCCAGCCGGCATTCAATCGGTGACCAGCCTTCCTCCGGGTCTTCCACAAAGCCGTATACCGCTCCCTCCAGCATGCCATTCCAGTTCATCTGGGCAACCAGAACCCGGTCACTAAACTGCATGATGCTATCGTAGCAAGGTCTGAGCCGGTCGTAGAAGCTCTCGATGCTGATGTTGTTTTCCGGGAAGTCGATCAAATGCTTTTTCATGGTGAATTCCTCCGTGTTTTCGTTTTTTCCTTGGGGCTTTCCCCTTTCGGTATGTGCATATTACCGTCAGGTGCAGCAGATAGCAAGCGGCTAAAGTACACGATCTTCTGCCCGGAATACCAAGCAGAATGTACATCACTCTGCATCCTGTTCCATGAGTTCCACAATGGTATCGTAGAAGAACTGCGGGTCATATGCCAGCGGTTCCCGTCCGGCTTCCTTATCCATCCTGATCTGGTCTTCCACCATATCTTCGGCATCCTCCAGCGTGAAGGCATCCTTATCGCTGTCGTCCATGTGGTTGTAGATTTCCACGATGGTATCCATCATCCGTTCTTCCATGTGCTTCTCCTTTCTGGCGCATCCACGCCGCCACATCTGCCCCTGTGTTGGACGTTGTCGGTTCATTCGGATCGTTTTGCCACCCATGGCACAAGCCCCTGTGTGGGGCTGTGTCGGGGGCTGTCGGTTTATCTGGTCATCCGTCCCAGCAGGTAGGCTTCTTCCATTGCTTTCTGGATGCCCCAGACCGGAACCTCAATGAAGTCCTCGCTGTCATTATCGCGGGCTTCGAGGTCGCCCCGGCTGTCTACCGCTGCCATCAGGCGCTTGGCGATCTCCAGCAGGGCTTTTTCCTCTTCCTTGGTGATGTTCTTCTTCATGGTGGTTTCCTCCGTTTTTCTTGGTTTTCCGTTTCGGTATGTGCATATTACCGTCTATGTCACAAACTATCAAGCGGCTATACTACACAAATATGTTCCCCCGGAACTGTGCGTATTACGGCAGAAGAAAAGGGCCGCCGTTTCCGGCAAGCCCCATGTGTTTCTCTGGCTTAGTAGTCTTCATCGTCCTCGTAATCTTCCTCTTCGTCCCAGTCATCTTCCTCTTCATCCCAGCTATCATCCTGGTCTTCTTCCTCATCTTTGAAGTCCCACATATCTTCAGTCGGCTGGTTTCTAAGGTCTGGGTTCTGCTCAACATAGTCGGCAACCGCTCCGCAAAGGATGTCCAGAACCTTTTCGTAGGCTTCCTCGCTGTAGACTGCCCAGGCATCTGCAGTCAGCTTTGCGATTTTGTCGTTGCCCTTGACTCCAAGGAACCGCCCTGCAGGGTTGCAGGTTTCCTTGCCGTAGCCGATGCCCAGCTGGTCGCCATCGTTGTAAAAGCGGTATCCGATGCGGCTCATTGCCCTTACCAGCTCCCCTGCGAGGCTGTCTGCCTTGCCCGTCTCCGGTACCAGTTCCTTGAAAAGTTTATTGATGCGTTCTTCGTTCTTCGTCATTGTCGTATCCTCCGTTTTTGTTGTTTTCCCCTTTCGGTGACTGTATATTACCGTCACCTCGGAGCACTATCAAGCGGCTAAACTACACGATCATCAAGCCCTGTAATTGTCATATTTATGTGCTTTTCATGCCGGCTTTCGGAAGACAGACACGAGCAAAAGGCTGGTCATTTCCAGCCCCTTGCGCCTGTCGGTCTTGCCTTTAGCGGATGATTTCAAGGTAGCTTACGTTGCCCCAGCAGTCCGTTCCCTTGAAGCGGATGCGCTTTTCGTTCTCCCTGTCGAGGGTGAATTTCCGCAGGAGCTTCATCTTCTGGATGCGGTTCAGAAGGTCCTTGCCGTTCTTCGCATCCTCAACGGCATCCCTGATCTCGACCACCGAGCTGTCGCTTCCGTACCAGAGGTTGCTGAGTGCCTCTGGGATTCCGTTCGCAAGGTAAAGGTTGATTTTTGTGTAGGTCATTGTATTTTCCTCCTCTCAGAATGTCATCGTTTCCAGAATCTCATCCGTGGCTGTCTCCCAGTCGTGGCGGCTAAGTTCGATTCTGCTGTACATCTCTGCACTGTCTGGCTCATCGAAAAGCCGGAAGCATTCTCTTGCCAACTCCTCGCTGGTGTGCTGCTGGATTTCATCTGGCTGTCCATCCAGCCGTGTAAAAGTGATCTCGTAAGTGTAGCGTTCCATGTTCTTTGCCCCTTTCGTTTTGGTAGCTGTATATTACCGTCACTGCCGGATACTATCAAGCGGCTAAAGTACACGATCATTTGCACCCTGATCTGGTGGATTTATGTGTTTATCCGGGGAGGTTTCCCTCCCCGTTTTCTTAGCTGAACATCTCTGCCGTGTCATCGTCGATCCAAAGGTGCATGCCGTCTGCTTCCATGATCGCATGGTCTTCATGAACCTCGGTGATGATCCCTTCCCGGCTTCCGCTTCCATCGAATTCGTTCCAGTGCCATGTTGTCTTTCTCCCTTTTTTCCATGTTCTCCAATCAGCCATCCTGCTGTCCTCCTTTGTTTTTTGTAGCTGTATATTACCGTCACTGCCCTGTGATAGCAAGGCCATAAAACCTCATATTATCAACGATCTTCGTCCCTCATGTTTGGTACATATATGACCCCTGATTGACTTGCTATATATGTGTTTCTGCGGCATTATACACACAACGAAAGCGAAGAAAACCAAACCAAAAACGGAGGACAAAAAACATGAAAAAGACCATTACAGAAGTTGAAACCGCAATCGAAAACCGTATCGCAGAGCTTGAAGAAGAATACGAGCTGGACATTTACGACCGCAACGACATTCGGGAAGAAGAATACCAGAAAGCCGGGTGGCGGCACGACCCTTTCCCAGAGGAGCTTGAGGAAGATGACAAAGAAGAGGAAGAGGATTGGCACTACCACAGCATGGAGGAACGACTGAACGAGGTCGGCATGAGCATGAGGGATTTCTTCTAAGGAATCCCAAGAGGCTCCCCAGCAGAGACTGGGGCTCTGCCTCGTATCCCCCGTTTTGGTTTGGTATGATACACAAAACCGCTGCCAGATGTTTGTGTACATTATGGCGGCGGTTCTCCTTGCTATTGTTGCTTTCCAGAGGTAATATACAGTAAACTGGAAGGGGGTTCTCATTCTTTTAAAGCCCCCATTTTCCGTCTAATCGGCCTCGCCCTGCATTGCCTGATGCATCACCCTGCGGTTATGCGCTCTGGCTTTCTTTTTCAGGTCCCTTTTCCATCTGCGGATGGTCACCGCCTTGCAGTGGTTTCTTGACCATTCGTATTCATCCAGAATGTATCTGCCGCCGTGTTCCCTCTCGCCATAAGCCGGCATCTTTCTGTGTCCCATAGGCTCCTCCTGTTAAACTAAGCCCTCCCGGTCTTTTCTGGCCGAGAGGGTATTTTTTCTGATTGTGGCATCTTATTCCGGCTTCGTTCCGTCATCCATCTGGATGACTGCCATCTGCCCGAACATGCTGACGAATGCCTCTGGCACCCAGAAGCGTTCCCTGAATTTCTGGATGAGGTCCTGGGGCAGCTCTGCGAAATCTTCCTCTCCCAATCCGCAGATGAAGAAGTTTCCCTTGATGGGCTGCTCCAGCTCCGGAATGTACCGGCTGAACGGCTTCTCAGTGAACATCCCATTGTCGTCCGTTACCAGTGCCACGGCATCCGCTTCCCACGGGTACGTGGCTGTGATGCAGTCGCAGTCGAGGATGCGGTAGAACTCTTTCAGGGAGCTTTCAATGTCCACCACCTGCGGATGCTCCATCGGTTTGATCAGAAGAACTTTCATTCGACCCAGCCCCCTTTCACGATTGCCCAGTCTGCAAGCTGCATCTTCTGCTGTCCGCCCCATGCAATATCCTCTAACGCTTCCTCCGTTCCGCAGCGGTTGCAGATCTGGATGTCCGCCCTTCGGCTGAGTGCCTGCTGCTGATGGTCGTAACAGTCCGGCTTTGCTCCGCACCTGGGGCAATGTGGGCCGGTCTGTCGCGTTTTACCAAGACGGTCAAGCGACACCTTGACCTCGGCTTCCAAAGCCACACGGTGGCAACTGTCCGCGCCGTAGGCAACGTTCAGATGGCTTCCGGTGTCCCAGCTCACTAAGATGTTTCCGGCATCATCGACCCCGTTGCAGGTTCCCTGCGTTCCGATGGGCGGTGCCTGCCTGTCATCCATCTCATCGAGGACGATCCGGCATCCGACCGGGAACTTTTTTCTCAGCTTCTTGACCATTTTCTGATCTGCGAAATTCATGCCTGCACCTCCTCGATCATCCGCTGGGCGGCATCCTTATCCATGCATTCCTTCAGCGCACCTTCGAGGATGTGCATCGGGAAGTGGAATGCCTTGTAGCCGTCATGCAGAACTTTGTAGTAATACCGGCTCGGTGCGCAGTGCCCGAAGTCGTTCTCCATGATGTAGACCATTGCGGTCACCATCTCCGGCTCTGCCTCTTCCCGGAGCAGTTCAATGTTCAGGTCTTCCTTGCGGTAGTAGTTCGGGTAGCCCTCATAGAGGTCGAGGTTTCCTTCGTCCCTTTCCGAGATCTCCCACACCAGAACCGGCGTATTCTTCTTCGGGTTCGGTGCGATGGTGGCGCAGCCGCGGAACAAAAGCTCCCAGCCTGCCAGCACCGCCTGTCCTGCAATTTTTGCATCCGGACACCGGTATGCCATCTGCTCCACCGACAGGTTGCTGCCGTAGGCGATGTAATATTTCTTGTTTTTCATTAGAATCTCTCCCTTCGGTTTTCTCCGCTCTTGTCTGGCGGTATGGTATATATCACTCTTCTGCCCTGATTTATCAAGACCGATGAGCATCATATACTGCACAATGTTTTTTGCTTTTGATCGTGTACTCTTACATCATCTGCTGCTTCTTCAGATACCGGACGGCTTCCACCTTTCCGATACTGGCTGCCAGTCCACGCTTTAATGTGTCCAGCGGAAATTCCCAGTCGCTGTATCCGCCGCGCAGCAGTTCAAAATACTCGGCATCCGGGCAGCCAAGCCGCCGGTCCTCGTGCATCACATAAGCGATGCAGGGTTTTGCCTTTTTCATGCGGTTCCCGTTCAGGTTCCAGACCGGAAGCTGGAACTGCTTCTTGTAGTAGTATCTTGGGCAGCCCTCGTACCGGTCCAGCAGGAGCTCATCGTATTCCGAGAGCTTCCAGACCACTGCCGGTACGCTTTCATTGGCGTCCTGCTCAATGGTGGCATAGCAGCCGGTCTTGCTCTTTTTGAACAGGAGCCGGTAACCCATGATCTCGGTCGTGCCGACCACCACAGCGTAAGGGCATCTCTTTCCCATCCGCTCCATGTCGAGATTACTTCCGTAGGCAAGGTAATATCTGGATGGGTTTCGGCTGATCAATTCAAACATCTGCCTCACCGTCCTCCCTGCCAGTGAATTCCACGCCCTGGAAATCATCTGTCCCAAGCTCAATCTGGCTGTCCTGCCACCAGTCCTCTGCCACTCGCTGGGCTTCCTCCACGGTCGGCTCTTTCATCTCGGATTCGTAAATGGTCACCGTTCTCTGGTAGGTCTCGGTGATGGTCACCTTAAAGGCCCTGCCACCCGGTGTGTTTTCATTTTTTAACGTGCTTTTCATAAACTTGCACCTCCTTCTACCACCTCAAGGGCGGTTGCCCGCCCAAAAGGTGCCCGTGCATCTCGGCTTATTTGTTCCGCCAGGATGCGTTGCCCTCCATGTTCCGCAGAAGGATCTCCCTTGCCGTTGCAAATTCATCCCCAATGAATCCCAGCCTCAGCATCCAGCACCGCATCGCGTACTTTTCGTTGTCGGTCTGCTGGGGCTTCGGGCTTGCCGTCCTGACCATCTTGGCAAGCTGGCTCATTGCGAGGCAAAGCTGGATGTAGGCTTTCATCTCTCCGGCGTGCAGTCCGTTGCGCTTTCCGTCCGCTGGGTCTGCAAATTGGAAAAGGCGGAATTCAATGGTTCCTTTTGTAAAGGTGGCATGAAGGTTCAGCATATGGTATCGGCTTGAATTGTAATGCTGGCTTCTGCCGTAGTCTGCACCGTTACCTTCGTACCAGATGTCTTCCAGCCTGTGCATGGTGGTCGGCTTCTCGCGGTTCAGCCGGTCGAGGAAGCGGTGGTTGACCACCTGGCAATAATGTCCGGTGCGCCCCGCGTCGATCCGGATGGCTCTGCCGATCTGCTGTTCGTGCGCCGCCATGATGTTCACAAGGTTGCGGATGGTCTTTGCGGTGTGGTCGCCCTTGCCGATGTGGATGTGGACCCCGCATCCGCGGCTTGGGCTGCTCTTTGCTCCTGCCTTGCGGAGCAGTCGGATGATTTCCTGCAGGGTTTCGATGTCGTCGTAGGTGAGGATCGGGGTGACCAGTTCGCATTTTTCTGCGTCCGGTCCGTAGATGCTCACATCCCTCTGGAATTTCCAAACCCTGCCCTGTCCGTCCTTGCAAGCCCAGCTGTAATATCCGTACTCGCTGGCCGCGTTCCATGCTGTGGTTCTGAAGTACTCGGCGACCTTTCTTGCCGCTTTTTCTCTGGTGATGTTGTTCATCTCGATCTCAACCCCGATGGTCTGGTTCTTCATGGCTTCAATCTGCTCTCTTGTTTTATCGTTCATGGTATGTTCTCCTTTGTTTTTTCCTTGTTTTCCCTTTCGGTATGTGCATATTACCGTCAGGTGCGGATAATAGCAAGGATATAAAAGAACATATATTCGACAAATATAAGGTAGAATGATCGTGTACATTTCTGCAGTTTATCCGCTTGATAATGTACATTTTCAGAGCTAATATCGGTATAATGGAAGAGGGTCTCGCATATTTTCCGGCCCCCATTGGGGGCTTGGGAGCTTACGCTCCCGCCTCCAGCATCTGCGCCGTGTCTGCCCCACAGTCGGGCTGTGTCGGCTGGTTTTCTTCCTGTTCGACCGTTTCCCCTGTGGCAGGATCGCCGTTCTGTGCCGCCAGTTTCGCGGCTTTCAGGGCATCCCGTTTTGCCTTTTCCCTTGCAAGGAACTTCTGTGCTTCCTCATCCGTGCGGAAAGCCGCATGGCCGGAAAGGTGCTCCATGAGGATCTTGCGTGTCTCTTTGAAATCCGGACCGTTCATCCCCAGCCGCAGGAGCCATGTGCGGAGTGCGTATTTCTCATTCTCATCGTTGACATCCTTTGCCTGGATGCGCTTCTGGCTGATAGCCTGCTGGTTCATCAGCACCGCCAGCTGTGCAAAAGCCGTCAGATGTTCGTGGTCCGGTGCAGTCGGGAAGCCGGTAAAGGTGACCTTCTCGGTGGTGATTTTCAGGCCTTCCAGTGCAGCACCATGTTCAGTCTCATAGTCGCTGACCGCATTGATGAAGTTCATGATGGCAAAGGTGCAGCTATCGTCCTTCAGCTTCTCGACCAGCCCCTCTTCCACATGGAAGTGTCCTCCAGTCGCCTTGCCGATGAGCTTGCCGCGGCTGTAAAGAAGGTTGACCAGGTTGCGGAGAGTCACACCGTTGTGCTGGCTGACCGGGAATGCAAGTTCCAAGTCCAGCGGCACTTCTTCCGGCTGGTCTTCGCTTTCCGATTCCTCTGCATCCGGCTCATCCTCTGCCGTATCATCCGGCTCCACTTCGGCCACAGGCTCCTCTGCCAAGTTTTCAGTCGGCTCTGTGTTTTCCGGCTGGTCACCCGTGCTCTCAATGCTCTCGCCGCCGCGGATCAACCCCTCATTCAACAGAGTCGTCAGCAGCTCGGCATCTGCATTCTCCGGCTCGACCAGAAGATTGCCGTCCCGGTCGATGGTGTAGTTGCCGATGTCATAAGCGTACAGCGGCGCTCTGGTGTAGTAAGGATGGATGCCCGTCAGCTCCTCCATGCGATTTGCAAGTGTCTTGCGGTCGGCTATGTTCAATTCAAATTTCAACATAATTCATTGCCCCTTTCGTTTTTTGTCTTTGTACGTCCCGATGTTTTTTCGGTAGCACATATATCACTCTGAACCGGTCAAATAGCAAGGCCATTTCCCGATATTCTTCATGTTCGACCAATTACACAAGGGACTGCGAAATCTGTTGTGTAAATAGGACCAATATGTAAGCCCACCATATCACCGGGTCACTTTCTACCTAGTAATATAGCGGGCCAGTTTATTCTTCCAGACCTGCGCACCATGCGATGCCGGCCAGAACAAAAAATGCGTTGGCTAAGCATATGCCGTTACCCCAGATACGATACTCTGCCGAATCCGTATACGGGTCAGCCAGCCATTTCCGGATCTGCTTCTCCGTCTTCGGCTTCTTGGCATGGGTCACGATCTTGCGGTGCGTTTCAAACACATCTGCCCAGAATGCCAGCTCTTCTTCGGTCGGGTTTTCCGTTCCGAGATCCCTGCACCACCAGTCCGGGAAGCCCTGCAGTCTGGCACATTCGGTCGGTGTCAAACGGCGGACGGTATAGGTCACAGGTGCCGGCTGCGCTTCCGGGTTGTCGATGACCAGACGGTCATTGAAAGCATCCTGCCCGTTGAAGCCGCTGGGATGCGCCCCAGTTGCCACCGTTCCCATGACACCCTCGTTCAAATGCGGTGCCGGTGCGATGGTGGTCGGGTCTTTGTAATCCCGCGCCATCAGGGTCGGTGCGACTTCTTTTGCCACCTGCATATAGGAGCCGGTAGTCATGGCATACACATCCTCCGGTGCGCAGACTGCATGGCGGTCTGTCGCGTCCAAGGTGAAGCAGACATCCTCATTGACGCCATCCCCCTGCGGACCGTTCTCATCCTTGCGGCCTATCATGTTGCCCTGCAGGACGAAGGTCTGCATCTGATCACTCCGGGTCGCCATCAAAGCGCCGGACTTGCCATGCAGGTTGATCAGCTCATTGCGCTGGTTTACATGGAACGCTGTCACCTCTTCCGGCTGTGCCACAAAGGTCTGTTGCTTCATTCCCGGCTCTGCTGCCAGTGCCGCTGACTTTTCTCCCAGATCCCGGACTTCATCCCTCTGGTTCTGGGTAAAGGCGACCGGCTCTACCACGCATATACCGCCCTGATTGCAGGTCGGGTCGCCGCCACTGCGGTCCAGCGTCCGTGAGGTCTCCGCTTCATAAAAACCGCTGTGCGGATTGTCGGACATCATGGAATGGCTGGCTTTGGAACAGACGCCATAGCATTTCGGAACGAACAGTGTCTGGTCGTTGTTGCAGCCGAGGGTGGCAGATTTTTCTTCCTGCCAGATGGCTCCCTTGCCGCCGCCCTCGCACCCGGAACGGATCTTCAGTGTGACTGCCGGGGAGTTTTCAACTTCTTTCACCGGGCTTTCCACTGAATTTTCAACAGCGTCCATAACCATCGGGACATTACCGCCACCCGTACCACACCGGCTTGTCAGTGTCTGCACCTTGCCATCCTCGGAGATCTTCACCCGGCTGTCAGCAGGATGATTCTCCAGTGCGATGGTGGCAGGCACAACACCAGCCCGGAGAGTCGGTGAGCGTTCCTCCTCGTATCCGATGCTTCTGGCATCTGCCGAATGCTCGGTGCAGAAACCAGCGGCTTCCATAACACACGGCGGATGATGTGCCTCCGCACGGAGGGTGGCTGTCACCTCTTCCGTCACATCCATCCTCTCTCCGCCCTGATCGTTCAGACAGATCCGTCCTCCTGCTCCGCTGCAGCCTGCCGTTCCAGCGCTGCTTTCAGCACCGGCGGCAGCTCTTTGCCACGCACGGAAGCCCTCCGCAGAATACCGAGACAAGCCCTCGGAGTTAAATAATATTTCTGGGGCACTCTGGCCTGTAAAATCTGCGACAAGGTAGATACGTTTTCTTCTTTGGGGAACGCCCCACCATTGTGCATCAAGAACTCGATACGCGACGCTCCATCCGTCTCCCACGTAGTAGTCAGCGTCGGGCCATCCTTTCTTCTCAGGCGCAGGCACCGAGGCGGACGGTTCTTTAACACCGATGACGGCTTCGAGGACTGCTTTGAAGTCCTGTCCTTTGTTTGAGGAGAAGGCCCCTGGCACATTCTCCCACACGATAAATCTTGGTTTTTCTCCATTGGTCTTACACCTCATTTCCTTCACGATTCGGATTGCTTCGTAAAACAGGCCGGACCGTGAACCATCCAGACCGTCTCGCTTACCGGCGATAGACATATCCTGACAGGGACTGCCAAAGGTGATGATGTCCACGGGCTGCAAATCCGCTCCGCTGATGGCAGACACATCTCCGTAGTGCTTCACCTGTGGCAGACGCTTGGTCGTGACCCGAATGGCAAACGGCTCGATTTCGCTGCCCCACACCGGAGTGATCTGCCCGGTCAGAAGACCACCCAATGGAAAACCCCCGGAGCCATCAAAGAGGCTGCCGAGGGTCAACTGTATATTCTGTTCTGTGCTCATGCGGAAGCCTCCTCTCCGAGCATCTGCTCATTTGCTTTCTGGTAAAAATCTCTGGACACTTCAAATCCGTAACTGTTGCGCCCCAGTTCTCTTGCTGCTCTCAGCGTGGAGCCGCTGCCGGCGCAGGGGTCAATGACCACATCGCCCTCATCTGTAAAGGTCTCGATCAGGCGTTTCAGCACGGAGATCGGTTTCTGGGAGTGATGGATCTTCGGGTATTCCCTGCCATCCCGCTTCCAGTCAAACCAGTTGAAGATCATGTGGGGCTTTCCGTCCTCACCGAGGTTGCGGAACTTCGGGAGCTTTCCCCGGTACAGCACCAGAGCATATTCCGTTGCGCCCACAATTTTCATGTTGGCCTTTAAGACCTGCGGACTGTAGTTCTTGCAGAACACCAGAGGGATATAATTCTTGAAGCCGTATTTCTCTGCTTCGGTGATCACCTTCGGGATCTGCTGGAATGCACAGAACACGATCATGCACGGTGCATCCTTCTCTCCTGTGCCGGGTTCTTTCTTCAGCAGTCGGTTACAAAAGTGGAAATACTCTGCAATATTGAACGTGAAGTCGGTATTGAACGCCGCCTTCCTCGCCTTTCTGCTCTCCCCGTTTTTGTTGTCGCCATCCACATACCAGTCCGGCCGGCTGGCGTAGAAGTCCGTACCGATGTTGTACGGAATATCTGCGATCACCAGCTGTGCCTTGGGGATGTTATAAGACTTGAAGTTCTGGAAGTTGTCGTGGATGAGGACGCATTTCACATCAGGCATCGGTATCCTCGCTTTCCGGCTCGAAGGTCGCTACTTCCTCGAACTTCAGTTTCTGGCCGTCACGGATGACATACACATCATCGTAGTGACCATCATTGTGTTCGATGTACCGCTTCACGATTACATCCACAAACTTCGGGTCCAGCTCGATACCCCGGCACACACGGTCGGTCTCTTCACAGGCGATCAGGGTCGAGCCGCTTCCAAGGAACGGATCAAGGACGATGCCGTTGGTCATGGTTGAATTGCGGATCGGATAGCTCATCAGACCGATGGGCTTCATGGTCGGATGGTCCTTGTTGGACTTCGGCCGGTCATACTCCCAGATGGTCGTCTGCTTGCGGTCGGAATACCACTGGTGCTTCCCCTTCTGCTTCCAGCCGTAGAGACACGGTTCGTGCTGCCACTGGTAAGGACTGCGGCCCAGCACCAGCGCATTCTTCTTCCAGATACAGCACCCGGACAGGTAGAACCCGGCATCCTTGAATGCCTTTCTAAAGTTCAGCCCTTCCGTATCTGCATGGAAGATGTAGATGGAACCGTCGTCTGAAAGATGGTCGTGCATCTGCTGGAACGCTGCCCGCAGGAACTGGTAGAATTCCGAATCGCCCATGTTGTCATTCATGATCTTACCGGCCGTCTCTTCCACATCCACGTTATAAGGGGGATCGGAAAGGACCATATTTGCCTTGGTTCCGTCCATCAGGGTGTCGTAGCATTCTGCTTTGGTGGAATCACCGCACAGAACGATGTGCTTTCCCAGATGCCAGAGGTCACCCTCTTTGGAGAAGCATGGCTGCTTCAGCTCGGATTCCACATCGAAGTCATCTTCCTTGACCTCTTTGCTGTGGACTTTGTTGAACAGCGTCTCAATCTCCGGCGGCTCAAAGCCGGTCTTGCCAAGATCGAAGTTGGAATCTTCGATGTCTTTCAGAAGGTCGGCCAGCAGGGAATCATCCCATGCACCCGTGATCTTGTTGAGCGCAATGTTCAGGGCTTTTTCCCTGGTTTTGTCGATGTCCACCACCGCACAAGGCACTTCGGTATAGCCCAGCTCCATCGCTACGGTCAATCTCTGGTGGCCGCCGATGATTGTCATATCGGCATTGACCACCAAAGGATCTGCGAACCCGAACTCCGTGATGGAGTTCTTGATCTTCTCGTACTCTTTATCCCCCGGCTTCAGCTTTTTCCGGGGATTGTATGCGGCCGGCTTGAGTACGGACACCGGCAGCATCTTCAGTTCAGCAGTCGCTTTCATGTAAGCCCTCCTAATTCAGATTCACATGCGCATGACCCCGGAGAACGGCACGAAAAATGAGCCGAACAAAAAGCCCGACTCCATCTCATCTCCATCTTCCTGCGGCTGTTCAGCCATCTCGCACCATTCCGGGTTTTCCCCGTTCACGGATGCCAGGACCTTATCTTCCGCATCGTCAATCGCATGTACACAGATACCCCCGGTGTTGAACATCGGAAACACACCGATAATCTTACTCACCCTCATCCACTCCCTTCATCCCGTATCGATAATCCCAGTAACAATTCAGACTGCAGAACTTCCGCTGCCGTTTTCCTTCATCTACGGCATGGAACTCCCTTCCACAGTTTTTACAGACCGCGATCCGAAAAGATTTATGCTGCCTGTAATATTCCTTCCGGCAATCAGGAGAACAGAACCGTCTCCGACCACTGTTCCCTCTCTGCACGAGAATGCGTCCACAAACCGGACAGTGCCGTTCCCCCGACCCATCCGGTGGCTGTAACTGGCAGCTCCCCGTTTCCGGCAGACCCAGTTCCCGGCAGTAATCCGTGACCTGTTCCAAAGAAAGCCCTGTGTTTTCTGCGATCTCCACACATTCAAACCCGGCAAGCCGCTGGCTTCGGACTTCTTCTCTCTCCGGGCGGTACTCATAGCCCTCAAACACACAGTCCAGCCGGACACCGTTCTTTACCACATCACGTTCTATGTTCAGTGGTTCTTCCATTTGCATCGCCCTCCTTCCATCGTCCTTTGTTTGCACAGGCACGGCTGCAATATTTCCGTTCCAGACCATACTGGTGCCGGTAGGAAAACTCCCTGCCGCACACCGGGCAGATCTTCGACCGCACGGTCTTCCAGTTCTCCGGCTTTGGATGGGTGTTGTTCCACCGTGACCGGCATTCCGGAGAACAGAACTTCCGTGGTCTGCCTTTATGGTTTGGTACGATTGCCGTACCGCACTGAGGGCAGAAGGAAAAAGCCATGTCCCTGATCATCTCAGCCGTGTAATCTTCCATCTGCCCTCACCTCACTCTCATTTTTCGCCGTTTCTTCGGCGGTTTCTTAGAAAAATCTCATAATTCATACGAAAAGCGGCGAAGTGGAAATCGGCACTGCCCCGCCAGGTTGGATCGTTGTTGCGGCGGCCGATTCCCGCTCGCCCCTGCTCCTCCCGGAACAAGCTAAAATGTGCGAAAGTTCCCTGTTTACGAGAGGTTTCACACACTTTGGTTCATTTCGGGGAAAAAGAATGGCACCGGACCGAAGCTCCGATGCCTGTACATTTTCCTGTTTCATTTTGCGCCGTTAATCCTCTGACCCCCGGCCTATGAATTTTGCGGTTTTTCACGCAAAAGGGGCCACCGGTCTCCGTGTGACTTCACTGTAGAGAAGTGACCCCGGCCCCGGTGGGGGTGTCAGTAGGTGTAGGTCGGGTTGATGTCCTCGGTCAGCGTCTTCTTATCGTGGCAGCTCTTGCAGAGAGCCTGCCAGTTGTTCTGGTCCCAGAAAAGTTTCTGGTCACCACGGTGCGGAATGATGTGATCCACCACCGTTGCCCGGACGTACTTACCCTGCTTGGCGCACTGCACACAGAGCGGATGCGCTTCGAGATATGACTTTCGGGCTTTCTGCCACCGCCTGTTGTATCCACGCTTCGCCGCCGGGCGAGTTACTTCCGGGTGGAGAAGCAGGTGCTTCTCACAGTAGAGCCGGCCGGCTTCCACCAGCTCCGGGCAGCCGGGATGATGGCACGGTGTCTTTGGTCTGTACGGCATGAGTCAGTCCTCCCACGGAAGACCAGACTTGCCGAAGTGACCGTAAGCACTGACCTTGTTGTAATCTACATCCAGCAGTCCCAGCCGCTTGATGATACCCTGCGGGGTCAGGTCGTAGCTGTCATGGACGTAGGCTTCGATGAAGTCAAGGGACTGGTGCTCCGTACCGAAGCACTCCACCGACACACCCACCGGCTGTACCACACCAATGGCGTAGGCCAGCTGGACTTCACACTTGTCAGCGTAGCCCGCCTGCACGATGTCCTTTGCAATCTTCCGTGCCATGTAAGCTGCGGAGCGATCTACCTTGGTGGGGTCTTTCCCACTCAGCGCACCGCCGCCCATGCGACCGATGCCGCCGTAGGTATCACACGCCAGCTTGCGACCAGTCACACCGCAGTCGGCATAGCTGCCACCCAGCACAAAACGACCGGTCGGATTGACCAGCTTCGTGAAGTCACCGTCCAGACCGTACTCGCAGGCGGCAAGCACCATCATGGATTCGATGATGTGCCGGAAGTCGCTGACCTCCACATCCGGGCTGTGCTGCACGGAGCAGAGGAAGGTAGTGATGCGTCCGGTGTCGTAGTCGTAGCTGACCTGTGCCTTGGCATCTGCACGGAACATCTTAGACGGATGTGCCTTGAGAAGCTGCAGGAACTTGGTGGCGACCATGTACGGGATCGGCATCTGCTCTGCCGTCTCGTTGGTGGCGTAGCCGTACATGATACCCTGGTCACCGGCACCGCCCTTGTCCACACCCAGTGCAATGTCCGGGGACTGCTTGTCCACCAGAATGCCGATGCGAAGAAGCTCGGTCAGGTTCCACCCCAGCTTTTCGGCACCGATGCGATTGAACACATCGTGGACGATCTGGTTGTAGTTTGGTCGGTAATCGGTGGTGACTTCGCCGGCAATAAAGAGCTGGCTCTTTTTCAGCAGACACTCGATTGCCACACGGGCGTTCCTGTCATGCTGAAGGATGTCGGTCACGATGGCATCTGCGATCTGGTCACAGATCTTATCGGGATGGCCATTGCTGACCTGTTCACAAGTGATGATCTTACTCATGTTCTATCCTCTCTTTCCTATATCACAAAGCAGGCCGTTTTTGTCCTTGCCCACAAATAGGCTCCCACAAAAGCGGCCTGCGATGTTCCATTGTGTAGTTCCAATGTGTCCTCTGAATCTGTTGCTGGCGCTTTCCTCACAAAGCGAGGTGTCCAGTCCCCAAAAATATTGATTTTACGCACTTTTCAGGGGTGTTAAGATCTATATTTTTTCTTTTGTTGCTATTGTTGCTAGTAAAAAGTAAATAGTATATAAAAGAAAATAATATAAATAAAATAGGGTTTTCACTCGCAACACTCGCAACAGCACCGAAAACCCTTGATTTTCCTACGTTTTTCTGTTGCTGGGGCGTTGCTGCTGTTGCTGGTAACGTGACTCCGAAGTCGTGTGTTGCTGGTATTTTGATGGGAACTTATGAAAATCAAAAACAATAGATTTCACTGTGCTCTTCCAGCAACAGCCGCAACAAATCCGTCCGTACCTTGAATTTCAAGCTCATGATGTCAATGGTGCAAAGTCCTCTTTTGACTCTTCACTTGCCGTGAACGCCACATCCAGGACCATCGGAGTCGTACTGCTGGAGGCACCGTCATTCGGACGCTTTCTTGCAGTCTTGTACCGCTTTTCAATCTCCTGGTTTAGATTCTTGGCTGCCTCTGCCCGGTAGCCATTCTCTCCACACCACTCTTTGTAGCGTGTGTAAACTGCACCGCGCCGAAGCTCACACCCTTCCTTTTCTTCAATGCATTCATCAAAAAACTGACCCATCTTATCTGAGAATATCTGATAGTCCGTTGTTGCCTGAACGACAGAATCCGGCATGGCAAGTCCCTGACTGCGGAACAGCTTATAGCCTTCGAGCATCCAGTTCAGAATGCCGGACATATTTTCCGGTTTAGCAAAAGTGGACTTTAGATCCTTATCCTGTTCATTTTCTTCAAAATGCCGGTCAAACGGAATGATTTTGATTCGGCCAGACTCAAACAGCGTAAGGTCTGTGATATTCGGACGATGGTTCGTGTTAATGAAAATTTTGAAGTTCGGTCGGAACTCAAAACTGTTCTCATGCAGATACCGGGCTGTGATCGTATCGTTACCGGTCAGTCGTTTGGTAAGAGCTGCATCCAGAGTGATCTTTTTCTCCGGCTCGGAGATGTTTACAAAACGAGAGCCGGCAAGCCTGGCGATTTCCTCAGACGGTCCTCCGCTCTGGCTGTTAAACTTCGCCTGCAGCATGGTCGGATCTGCATTTTTACCGTACTCGCCCATAATACGCAGAATACTCTCCATTGTGGTACCCTTACCGTTTCTGGATGTCGGACCGTACAGAATAAACAAGCACTCCATGCGGGTGTCACCAGTCAACGAGTATCCGATAGCCTTCTGAAGATAGTCTGCTCTGGCCTTATCCCCCTGCATGATCTCCGTGATGAACGTCCGCCAGCGAGGGCAGTCGGCATCCGGAGCATATATCACAGGGGACACTTTTGTGAGAAAATCCTCCGGGCGGTGTTCCCGGAATTCCATCGTCCGCAGATCCAGTGTTCCATTTTTGCAGTTGAACAGATAGATATCCTGATCGTACTGCTTCATGGACAGTGGGAATACGGACTTCGCGTCTTTCAGCATCGTGTCACGGTGCTTGCGTTGCTGGAGTTTCCGGACGCGGTCGATGAACCGCTTTCTGACATCCTCTTCTGTAATCTTCAATGCAAACAGATACAGCTTATCTGCCAGATATTTCGCAAGCTCTGCCACCTTAAGGTTCTCCATATCCGGCTGCCAGACAACTCCATCATAGACAAACCAGATGCCGCGTTCACTGTTGTACCGTGCGATAGGCTTGAAAAAATCGGCGAACATGTTGCCCAAACCGATCTCATCCCTGCCGTAGCGCGGATTCGTGTGCGGAGCCATTTCTTCCAGCGACAGCGTGAGCTTGCTGATGTCCGGTGGCCGCTCCGCCTCTTTATCATCAGAGTCAAGATTTGCAAACTCCTCATCCACAATGTCCTGCGCGTTGACAGGAATGTAAACGGAAGCGCAGGTATTGACTGTGTTGCGGATAGAGATGGCACCGTAGGTTGAACCAGCCTGTTTGCGATCCCACTTCGGGCGCATCAGACCAGATGTGCGGAAGATGCGGTCCATCTGCTCCTCATCACAGCCGCACCAGAATGCCAGAATAGACAGGAACGCCATATCTGCATCCGACTGACTGCCGTAGAGGTCTTCCCACTCACCGGCAAACAGCCTTTTGAACTTCTCACTGTTGCTGGCTTCATTGGCATGTGCAATAACAGCCTCGTCATCCAGATATGAATGGTGCTGGAAATGGGTCTGCTGCACCTGCTTATTTCGCTTCATCAGCGAGTCCAGCAGAGTGGTCATTGCCGTTTCATCGTTTGGGATCTCACCTGTGCGGTAAACATCTCCCGTCACGGTAACGAAGCGGTTAGTCGCACCGGGCATATACACTTCCAGCCCTTTGCTGCGGTTGTTGATGTAGTAAACCGTCTTGTCATAGACGTAGTCTTCAGGCACATGGAAGAATCCACGTAGTCCTTTGCCGGACGGTGACTTCTCTACATACGCTGTAGGGAAGATCGAAAGTACAGTGTCCGCAGTATCGTTCAGCGTACCATCCTCCCGGATGCAGTGGTCGATGTCGAAAGCTCCGATACCACTGCCAACCGCAATGCCGATGCCATCATAGCCGCCCATCGCGTAGGTAACAAGCGTGGTCTTGAAATCCGCAAAGGTTCGGAGGTCATTGATCTTTGCTCTGTCACCGTTCGCCGGGTTATACGGCATCTTGGTCTTCTGACCGTTTCGCTTTTCAAATTTCCAGACACAAAACCGGCAGGAGGTCTTCAGCTCCGCCGGGATGTTTTTGATATCCACCATAGC